TATCGGTGGTAACGGTGGTACAAGCATCTCTGGTGCTACTACTGACACTGCTGCTGGTCTTGTTGACTCGCTCTACGCTGTTGCTCGCTCGCTTGACGAGAAAGACGCTCCAGACGAAGGTCGTTTTGCTATCCTGACTCCTTCTCAGTACTACACTCTCCTTACTTCCGACAACGTTGCAATCAATCGTGACACTGGTGGTGTAGGTAATGTTGCAACTGGTAAGATCGCTCAGGTCGCTGGTATCAACCTCTTCAAGAGCAACCACCTCGACAGTGTTATCAACCTTGGTGACGCTTCTGCTGTTGCTACTGACGACGGTGCATCTAACAATGATGTGTTCGGTGCTAGCGGTGCTGGCTACAACGGTGACTTCTCTGGTCTTGCCTCTGGCGGTGCTAAGGGATTCCTTGCAGGTACTAAGGAAGCTATCGGTACTGTTAAGTTGCTCGACTTGGCTACTGAGTCTGAGTACCAGATCCAACGCCAAGGTACATTGTTTGTTGCTAAATACGCAATGGGCCACGGATCTTTGAGGCCAGAATGTGCTGTGAAGGTTCTTCCTGCATAGTAATTAACAATTAAGCGGAGCCCCTTGGGACAATCCCCTTGGGGCTCTTTTTAACCTCTCTTTAACTTTATATAAATAATATGCCTACAACCTCGCTCTCTACGACTCTCCTTGAGTCTGTAAATATCGTCCTTGCTAACTTAGGTGAGTCTCCAGTTAATTCTCTTTCTGGTGGCGCTCTGCCACAGCAAGTGTCGCTGGCGTTAAACACAATCGAGGAAGTAAGTACCGACATCCAGTCTAAAGGCTGGTGGTTCAATCAAAAAACAGGAAGCAACTATGACACTACTGCCAATGTTGTTATCTATCCGAGTAGTACTAACAATAACTGGAGCTCGGACATCCCAGAGGAAGCACGACGGTACATCACAATCCGTGCTTCTCGCATTGCACAAACACGATTAATTGGCTCAGAAGAGCTACAAAAATTTAGTTACAATGAGGAGCTAGTAAGTCTAGCCATCCTTCAACAAGCCCACGTCCGTAACTCCAACGGAACCTTAGACTTTAACTCGTTCCCAGCGGAACTCAGAGGTCTTGGAATGGACGAGGTTATGTTCCTTCAGGGGAACGTAGAGGAGAAGATTGGTACACTCCGTCTCGGTGGTGAACTAGCTAACATCGCTAAGACTAAAGCCGAGACAGACCTCATAGCCGACCAAGAGGCACTGGTTGCTAATCAAGCAGCTACTGAATTAAAGAGTGCCCTCAAGACCGTTGCTGAGACCTCGTTAATTAATGACCAAGAAGCCTTGGTTACTAAGCAGGCACTCACAGAAGTCCAGAATGCCCTAAAGGTCATTGCAGAGACATCCCTGATAAATGACCAAGAAGCGTTAGTTGTTAAACAAGCGTTGACTGAAGTCGCTAAAGCAACAGACATTGGAGCTGATACTACCATCAAAGGTAAACAAGGCTCTTTAATTGACAAGCAAGCTCTTACTGAGATTCAAAACGCCCTAAAGGTTGTTGCTGAGACTTCCCTACTGGGTGAGCAAGAAGACCTAGTAGAAGCTCAAGCTTTAGATGTCGCTGCTGATACTACTCTGAAAGGTAAGCAAGGTTCCCTCGTAGATGCACAGGCTACGGATGTAGCGGCGGATACTACTCTTAAAGGTAAACAGGGCAGTCTTGTAGACGCTCAGACTACCGACGTCGCAGCAGACACTACTCTCAAGGGTAAGCAGGGTTCCTTAGTGGATGCTCAAACTACAGACGTTGCAGCAGACACTACTCTTAAAGGTAAACAAGGCTCTCTGGTGGATGCTCAAGCTACGGATGTTGCCGCCGATACTACTCTTAAAGGTAAACAGGGTTCATTAGTTGATGCACAAGCAACTGACGTAGCCGCAGACACAACCCTCAAGGGTAAACAAGGAAGTCTTGTGGATGCTCAAGCAACTGATGTCGCTGCTGATACCACTCTTAAGGGTAAGCAAGGAAGTCTTGTAGACGCTCAGGCTACTGATGTTGCTGCTGATACAACCCTGAAAGGTAAACAAGGTTCCCTAGTGGACGCACAGGCTACAGATGTTGCAGCCGATACAACCCTCAAGGGCAAGCAAGGCTCATTAGTAGATGCTCAGGCTACGGACGTTGCCGCAGATACTACGCTTAAGGGTAAACAAGGTTCCCTAGTTGATGCCCAAGCCACAGACGTAGCTGCTGACACTACTCTTAAAGGAAAACAAGGGAGCCTCGTTGATGCACAAGCTACCGACGTAGCAGCGGATACGACCTTGAAAGGAAAACAGGGTTCCCTAGTGGACGCACAGGCTACCGATGTCGCAGCTGATACAACCCTTAAAGGCAAACAAGGGACTGCTCTTGATGCTGACACAGCCCTAAAGACCTCCCAAAAGACCCAACTAGACGCCCAGACAGCTATCGAAGCCACAGCCGAGAAAGCCTTCTATGACGGAGTTGTAGCTGGCACTCAAGAAACCTATCGAGACTACGCCGCTGAGATGCGTATGATGGGTATTCAAGAGAGTGGTATTAGTGTTCGAGGCGAAATTCCTTTCCAGCAGACCCCTGCCTACAAGAAGGTAGAGATGCTCAAGGATGCTGCTAAGTTACGCCTAGTGACAGCCACAGAGACAGGCACAGATGCCACAGAGCTCTCTGAAGTGAACAAGATAATGCGCTTTATTGGTGAGCCTCCTGTGACAGCATTGAACGACAACTCCTTAGCCTCTGAGTGTGTTCGCCTACTGCGTGACACTGATACCGAGCTACAAGGACGTGGATGGTATTTCAACATCGATGAAGATGGTGTCATTGTTCCTAAAGCACTCGGTGACACCCCACAGAAGTACCGTGAGTATCTCAGTGTTCGTGTAGCTATCTTATTGACCGAGCTATACCCACAGAGCGGTGTAGACATCCAGCGTCTTCCGAAGATGGAAGCGGAGCTACGGGCTTACTTTAAAGACCGTGAGTTTGATGATGCTAACTACTCCATATTTGACAGCTACGACGTAGCCTCCAGAATTGGTATTAACCGTAACTACGACCTTATCTAATGCCTTTAATTAACACTAGTGTTCCTAACCTTATCCAAGGTGTCTCTCAACAACCTGATGCCACTCGTTTTGATGGTCAATGCGAGGAGCAGGAAAACGCTCTTAGCTCTGTTGCAGATGGATTAAAGAAACGACCTAACACTCGGCACATTGCTAGGTTAATGCAGACGGCTATTGATTCAAATAGTTTTGTACATTTCATAGATAGAAGTGAGCAAGAAAAATATGTGATAATACAGCAGACGGACGCTTCAAATCCCACCCAGAATGTATTAAAAGCTTTCAACGCTAAAACAGGAGCCTCTTGTACGATTAATGGCAACACTTCTCACAGTTTGGCTAGTTCAGACTACTTGAGTACATCGGACCCCTCTACTTACACCCAAGCTTTAACAATTGCAGATACAACCTTTCTCAATAACTCCTCAAGGACGCCTCAGCTAAGTGCGTCTAAATCCCCAAAAAGTCAAAAGGAAGCTATTATTGTTGTACAGCAGGGAGATTACGACACTAATTATGTTATAAAGCTTAGCTCGTCACCAATCCTGTCTGGAGGTGCTTCGCCAGCGGGGACACCCGCAACCTTTAATAACCCTATACTTGAGGCGATTACACCTGCTACAGTTCCAGCTACGTATAAATTAAAGGCCAGCCAATTTGGGCCTAGTGCTACTGACAGTCCTTTAGCTACTGGGGGAGTTGGTTATAATCAGAATAATAAAGAAATCTTTGCTAGTAGTAATGGTGACATATCTCAAATTCCTCAGATTGAAAGTACAGTTAATAATCTCGGTGCCATCTCTCAACTGTCTTTAATAAATTCTGGTGTATTTGAATCAGTATTAGGAAGCTCTACGACACTAAATTTAGCTGTCACAATGACCACAGCGGAGTCAGGTTCTTTTTCGGGTCAGTATTACACTGGACAAGTAAATTACACAATGAGAATACAAGGACAGTCCCTACAGGATTACAACAATATTGGTCGCCCTGTTATTGATTTAAACTTAGATAGTCTGACAGGGACTAGCACAACAGCAAATGCTAGGGGAGGTATATTGGAGTATCAAGGAGGTACATGGCCCCTAAATTTACGAAGTAACGGTATTTTTTCAAATGTTCGATTTAGCACTACAGGTTATATTACGGGAACTAAGTATTATAATAATGTTAGCTCGCAGGGAGGATGGCTTCCATATGAAGCAGCCAATTCCCTTCCTTCAAATTGGGCTAATCAATCGCACACTGAAAATATAACCATTAATAATTATATTGCACCGACTGTTACTTTAACAGCAGGGACGCCTGTTGGAGGTGTTACAGGAACAGTTGAAGGCTCTATAAAAACCAAAGGGTCTGATGAAGCAAATGCACGTGAACATATCAATACTGACTATATTGGAACGCTCCTTGAAAACAACTTAACAACCAAAAATACCGATGCACTTTTCTCTATAGTCCAAGACCAGAACATCTTAATAGTTCGTCCATCTTCCCCGACTACTCAGGACTTTTATGTAAGCACGTCGGATGGCTTAGCAAATGATGCGCTTCAACTTCTATACAAGGAAGTCGCTTCAATTTCAGACCTACCTGTATATTGCAAGAACGGTTTTAAGATAAAAATTCAAGGTGATTCTGGCCTTGATGAGGACGATTATTATGCAGAGTTTGCTACAAACGATAATTCTACATATGGGGCTGGGGTGTGGAATGAGTCGATTGGTTTTGACGTAAAAACACAAATGGACGCAGACACAATGCCTCACGGTTTAGTAAACGTAGGTCTAAATGAATTTGTGTTTGGAGCTTTTAATGGTCAAACGTTATCAGCACCTCAATATGGTAATTACACTCTAGCACGATGGGGAGAAAGAACAGCGGGGGATGATGAGTCTAACCCATTTAATTCTTTTATAGGAACGAAGCCTATAACTGCGATGACACTGTTTAAAAACCGTCTGGGTTTCTCGTCGGGAAGTAATGTTGTCTTTTCTGAGGCTGGTCAGTTCTTTAATTTCTCACGCACAACCGTACGTAGTTTACTAGACTCAGCTCCTATTGATGTATCAGTGTCCTCTCCGCAGGTAGCAGACATTACATCCTGTGTTCCGTTTCAAGGAAGTCTTATTTTGTTTTCAGATAGGATGCAGCTTAAATTAGCTGGAGGAGATATATTGTCACCTAAAACTGTTTCAATCACTCCTGTAACTCAGTTCGCTTATCAATCCAAAGCCGAGCCTGTCGTGTTAGGTTCTTATATTTATTATCCTTTTAACCGTGGAGGATTCTCAGGGTTAAATGAGTTTAATGTTAATGCTACAACAGATACTTTTGATGCTAGCGAGATTACAGAACACGTCCCTGCTTATATTCCTAGTAATATAAATATAATGGCAAGTTCTGCCTCGGAAGATTTCCTTGTAGTATCTAATAAAGGCAGCAGTGATATGTACATTTATGTCTATTTTTGGAATAGTAATCAAAAGGTTTTAAGCTCTTGGTCTAAGTTTAGTTTTACAGGGAAAATAGAGGGAATTAGTTTTAGTAACTCTACCCTCTACGCAGTCATCACTCACAATGGTGAGACGAACCTCGTAGAGATGCCCCTAGAGTCTGGTCTTACAGATGCTGCGGGGTACATTACTCACCTCGACAACCGAGTAGCAGCTACAGTCACCAATGGCTCCTCTACAATCACCCTACCGTACACTCCAGACAACAACTCAGTAGAAGTTTACACGACTGATGGGTTAAAACTGAACTGCACTAACTCAGGAGCTACTGTTACTCTTGCTCAAGCAGTCTCAGGAAACACAGATGTCTGGGTAGGTATCCCTTACACAATGAAGTATACGTTCTCTGAACAACTCTTTAAAGCTAAAGCAGGGAACGGTAAGAGTCCTAGTAATGCAGCCAAGATGCGTATTCGTAATGGTTCTATCTATTATGCTGACTCAGCTTACTTCAAAGTTAAGGTGACCCCTAAGTTCCGTGATACCTACTAGAACGTCTTCACGCCTGATGTAGTAGGTTCATCTACCATCGGTTCACTGAGCCTCGACAGTGGCTTCTATCGCTTCCCTGTGTTCACTAAAGCACAGGATACAACTATCACCATTGAAAACGAGA